TTCTTCTAAAGTCTGGATAGTGTCTTTGTACTAGTTCAGCAATAACTTTCTTATCATAACCTATTTGCTCTTCGTCTAATAGTTTAATCAATCGTAGCATAAACGCTGTAGCAGTTTTTACTTTTTGACCATTAGTAATACGAAAATCAATACAAGTACAACGACTATGTAAAGCAGGTATAATCTTATTCTTAAAGTTGCAAGTGAATATAAATCTACAATTCTTATAAAAAGTTTCAATGAAATTTCTTAATGCAGGTTGAACACTATCAGCGTTCATATAATCTGCCTCATCTATAATAACTACTTTATGTTTTGAATTGCCATCTAAAGAAACACTAGACGCAAAATTTTTGATAGTTGTCCTTAACGTATCAATATGTCTACCTTCATCTGATCCATTAATCATAATGTAATCAGTACCTAGTTCTTCACATAAAGCACGTGCTACGGTAGTCTTACCTGTACCTGCTGTACCTGATAGTAATAAGTTTGGAAGTTCTTTTTGTAAAAGAAACTTTTGAAATGTAGTTTTAAGGTCTTCGGTTAAGATACATTCGGATATTTTTCGTGGACGGTATTTTTCAACCCATAGAAAATCTGACATATAACAACCTTAAAATTGTGAGTCAGCTTCTAAAGCGATCCAGTATTGTACTTTAACCTTCTTGTTTATGAAATGAGCAATCTTTGCTTTTGATAACGCAACATCATAATCACCTGGAATAATTTTCATATTCTCGGCCTTGATATATGCAGTAAACTCTACATTGGTTTCACCTACTGTAATAGATGACTCATTTGAGTTACTATTCTTTTTATCTAAAGCGACTAATTTAATTTTGCCACCTTCGCCTTTAAATGCAATATCAGGTAAACTTAAATTTGTATATAACTTTTTAACCTTTTCATAGTCTTCATTCTTTAATGTGAATGAAACTGTTTGATCTGGCATTGATATTGATTTAGAAGGATATCTTAATGTAGATTTATCAGCAAAAGCATATCTCGCTGTTAAACTAGATTTCTCATCTTGTATTTTTAGATTTGTTGTTCCGTTAAACTTTAACACAGGTTGTGTAAAAGAATCTAACGCTCTTAAAAACTCTGGTAAATCATATACACCAAATTCAGATTCAAATTCATCTTCAACATTGGCTTCTGCCATAATGTTTTTCATTGTAGAAACTGTACTTAATTTCTTACCAGGTTTAAATAAGATATTAGCATTTATGTCCGAGAAATTTCTCAAAATGCCTATTGTATTATCACTTATTTTCATTTCATCTCCTTATCATAATTTAATAATAGTATAACATAGTGTACTGCCTTCAATAAGTCAGCACGATTATGTCCGTTTTTCTTCCCATACCTACACAAATATTTAATTGCATTTGCATGGCAAAAATCTTTTCCAATGTTTAGTGTTTTTAATAAGTCTAAAACTTGAAAGCCTTTTTGGTCACTTGAATAGTGTTGGCCATAAGTTGACTTAATATAATCACCGACCTCTTTTAAGATTTTGTCTTCATTGTATTTCATAATATAATTGTATCATTTTTAGTTAGTATTGTCAAGCCGTTGGAAAAGATTTTACAATTTCCTTATTTTTATCGGCCGTTTCTTCTTCTTTATTTTTTTGTAAATGTTTTAGTACACTCTCTGGTGAACTAACAGTATATGGATCATCCACAACGTTATCACCTTTACCAGGTTCTACAAATATTTCTTCTATAATAGAATTGTTAACTATCATTGCATATCTCCAAGACCTCATTCCGTATCCTGCACCAAATTTTTCTACAAGCATATCCATCTTGTCAGCAAACTCTCCATTACCATCTGGTATAACTTTTACGTTTTCTAATTTTTGATTTTGTGCCCAGGCATTCATAACAAACGAATCATTTACTGACATACAATATATGTTATCTATGCCGTGTTCTTTAAATACGTTATGTAGTTTTTCGTATCCTGGTAATTGTTGATTAGAGCAAGTAGGTGTAAATGCTCCAGGTAATGCAAATAGTATTACTCTTTGATCCTTAAAATAAGTGTCAGAATTGGTATCAGTCCAATCACCCAACTCTCTTACTTTAAATTGTACGTGTGGTACTCTATCACCTTTTTTCATAATTTATTTCTCCTTATTCATTTTATAAACTTATTATATACTAAAAAGGGCGACTTGTCAATAAGCCGCCCTATCTATGATATTGTTATTTAATATCTATTGTTTTCGCTTTTTTGTGTTCTGGAATTAATCTTTCCAAAGACACTCTTAAAAGACCATCTTTCAATTCAGCGCCTTTAACTTTTACATCATCAGCGATTGTGAAAGATTTAGAGAAGTATCTTTTAGCGATTCCTTTATGTAAGATTTCGCCATCAGATTTTATCTTCGTTTCATCTTCAACCTTTTCTTCTTTTTTAGATTTGATTGATAGTACACCTTCTTCAAGGTTTACTGTTATGTCTTTTTTATTATAACCAGCGAGAGCGATTTCAATATCATATTTGTTCTTACCTTGTTTTACGATATTGTAATGCGGAAACGCAGGTACATTTGATACGTTGAAAATGTTTCCATCGTCATTAAACATTCTTTCAAAATGGTCAAATACGTTATCAAACCCTACTGTTACTGGTCTTAATTGATTGAAAATAGATAGTGCTTTGTGATTGGTCATTGTAACCTCCTATTGTTAAGCAAAGTTAATTTTCTGACAACCCTATAAGGCGTTGTCTATTATTATATAGTAATTATTTATATAATTTCAAGTGTCAGTTTCCTTTTTTCACGGAGTTAAACTGACAAAGATCACCGATATCTATGGGTAGTTTTAGAGAGTGAGTGCTAGATATACCTAGTAGACTCTCAAGGAACTACCCGATCCCATCTATACCCCTACAAGGTCTTATGAACGGCCTTATAGTAATAATATATATAATATTCAACACAGACGGCATAGAATTCCTTAAATTTTCTTTACTTTTTCGCCTTTGACCCACTTATAACCAAGATATTCATCATTTTCTTTTTGTGCTTTTTTGATTATCTTAGCTCGTTCTTTGGCTTTTTCACGTTTGATTTCTGACGGTTTCTGATAATATCTTTTATCTCTTATGTCCTTGATTATGCCTGCCTTCATTATTTTTTTCTTCAATACACGCATAGCTTTTTCAAGGTTACCGCCTCTTACTTCAACTGTAATACTCACTACTTTTCACCTCCGTTCTTATTTGATGGTTCATAAACTGGTATCTTATCTGGACCTAAATCTAGGTCGTGGTATGTATTAGGTTTATAATTACTGTAGTCTGGTCTAGGTGCGTGTCCTTGTACACCTTTCTTAATATCATCACTTGTAAAGGCAGGTTTCTTACTCTTATCTAAACTGCCTAATACAGCAGCAGATCCAGGTTGTAATTTCTGAACCTTACCTCCCTTTTCTAAAAACTTTTTCATTAATTCGTCCCTTTCTTCCTGGGACATTTTAGGTTTTTTATCTCTATCAATATCGTATATACCCATTATAATTTCTCCTTGTAAGATAACTTGTGGCCATTTCTGGCCACAAGCGGACTTACACTATGGATAGATTTAGACAGTAAAGTCATCTTCACTATCATCCTCACTATCATCGGATTCTTTTTCTGATAAGATTTCAGCTTCTTCAGCCTTTTTCTTATCAGCAAGAATGGTCTCAACTGAAGCACCACTATCAACTTTAGTGTACAGATCAACAAATGATGTTTTAGTATCATCATCAAATCTATTTGTACAGACAGCGATTGCCTTCATTTTATTTTTAAATATCCCATATGCCTCAGCAATGTGTACTAGTCTTCTGGTACTGATTATCTCATCAACACCGCCGTCGGTATAAGTTTTTCTTATAACGTCAGCCCAAGTTACTAGATTGTGGGCAAATTTCTGATCTCTTTTACCTGCACTTGCAAGTGAATTTGAAACAATTTTTTCTTCTATTTTAGCAGAAGGATATTGTTGTTCAAATGTAACTGGAAATCTTTCAAGGAATGCCTCATTAAGAACATTAGTACCGATAAACTTACCGTCATCACTACCTTGTCCTTTAGTGTTAGCAGTTGCAATCACATTGAAGCCAAGTTTAGGTTTTACAAACTTGTTAATTTTCTTAACATAGATTCCAGAACCTTCAAGGATAGGTTGTAAACACATTATCTTATTACTTGCAAGGTCAATCTC